CATCTTTGCCGTCATTATTATTATAATGCAAAAACACTTGTCCGCAATCTTTACCTTTAAATGGCTCACGCCAATGCTCAAGCTCGCAACCACGGTACATAAGCATATCGCCTGGTTTTAAATTTACTTCTACACCCTTTTTACCTTCTTCACCTGATGGTTCTAGGAATATAGGCCAATCATCACCACCTAAATTCATAGTAGTAGAGATCTCGCAAGAGTATCTGTCTTTGTGTCTTTTTAGCTCATCACCTTTTTTATAGATTCTTGCGTATGAATAAGTTTCAGAAAGTTTAACTCCTGATTCTTTTTCCATTACAGGTTTTACTTTTTGCAATAAAGTTTCCATAGCTATATCTGCATAATGTGAGTAAGTTTCTGGTATTTGTTGGTCGTTCCATACACCAAAATATTCAGTAAATTGTGAAATGTATTTTTCATCAAACAAGTGTCTTGCTACTGCTCTTTTATTTAAAAAGTATTGATAACAAAAATCTGCTAGTTCTGTTGATATAGCACTTTTAATTACTTGGTATTTATTTTTCTTAAAACTCATTTAAATGGATATCCTAAATTCCAACACACTAAGGAGTGTCGTATTCCTTTGGTTACTGGCTTGACTCTATGCCAAACAAAAGATGGGAAAACTATTACGCTACCCTTTTTTCTAATTTCTTCACATATTCTTGGTTGTGAGCCTTGGTCTGTATTTCTAAAATCAAACTCTAAATCACCACCTTCGTATTCTTCAGGGTCAGTTAGTGATACAGTCATACTGAGTTTTCTTAATTTTCCATGTGTATTTTTATTTTGTGGATTATCGTAAGGTTCTTCACATGAGTCACAATGCCAATCATAAAATTGACCTTTTTTGTATTCAGTAAATTGACACTCTTCTGACCAATCCCATTCAAAATTCCAACCTGCGTTGTAATTAGCTTGGTGTATGTAAGGCTGTATTTCGTTATATACCCACCTATCTGACATCCATACAACATCAGACTTGCGTTTCTTTTGAATGTTTTGAAGTTCTAGCTTAGTAAGTTTATTAGGATTAGCGTGACCTGTAAGGGCTATTTGTTTTTCTTGTTCTTTCCCATATAAAACAATTTCATCACATATTCTTTCAGGAACGACTGACTGAAAATACCAATAATACCATTTTAAATTCATCTTCTCTCTCTTGAAAAGATAGTATAAGTTAGATGTGTTTTAAAAGATAGGTTGTTGTTAATACCAGTTGCCTGCTGTTTTTTCTCTAAAAGCAGATCTTAAATCCCAGCAACTTGAAGCAACCAATGTGCCTTTTGGATCAACAATAGCTACAAATCCTGAGCCTCCGCCTCCTCCTACGACATAGTCTGTAAAGTTGGCTCCGCCACCTCCACCACCGCCACGATTGGCTGTACCTGGAGTAGCATCTGCCGCCTCTGTACCTGATCCTGCTCCTGTTCCACCTGTGCCTCCGCCTCCAGGAGAACCACCAGCTATGTTTTGACCTCCAGGTCCACCGCCACCGCCATCAGCGTAATAAACTGCTGAACCTGTAATGCTTGACTGAACTCCAACACCGCCATTTCCACCTGTGCCTTGTGTGCTAGGATTACCGCCCGAGGCTCTTAGTCCTGTACCGCCAGCACCTCCGCCACCGCCTCCTGCGTTAGCACCAGCAGGTTGTTCTTTTGGTTGAGAGCCATAGCCTTGATTAGAAGTACCACTAGAACCAGTTTCAGTTCCATCACCGCCAGAGTGTCCACCACCACAACCTCCAGGTTGTCCGACTGGAGTTACACCAGGATTTCCTGCGACATAGGCAAAACGACTTCCGCCACCTCCGCCACCTGCGGAAACAATCGGTCCAAAGTTTGAATCACTACCTGTTGAATAAGCTCCTCGAGGTCCTGCTGTTGCTCCGCCTCCTCCTACGACTACAGGAATATCTGAACCTGCTGTAATAGTTAAAGCTGATTCTGCTGAACCGCCACCGCCAGAAGTAGCACCTGGAACTGAGGTTCTAAAACCACCTGCTCCACCGCCACCTCCAGTCTGACCACCACCGCCACCGCCACCTACTACTAAATAAGTAACTGAGGTTGATGCTGGTGGTGCTGTAAAAGTTGTGCTTGATGTAAAACTTGTTGTTTTTGATTCAAAAGTTGCTGTTTGTGTTGCTCCGATTAATCTAGGCATTTTAACTTGTCCATGTTCCTGCTTTTACATTATCGTAAAGAGCGTTCATATCCCATATTCCTGATACTTTGTATCCTGCATCAGGTTCTTTAATGATAACTACACCTGAACCACCGTTACCTCCAGTTCCGCTTCCGTCAGCACCATCTTCTCCACCACCGCCACCGCCAGTATTGGCAGTTCCTGCACCTGCTGTTCCTGAGACTGGTTCAGCACCAGCACCTCCACCACCTGATCCACCTTGTCCTGGGTTTCCATTGTTTGTAAATCTTCCTGTGCTTCCACCACCACCTGCTCTTGTTACAGGTGAACCAGTAATAGATGAGGCTACACCATTTCCACCAGGATATCCGCTTTGTGGTGGTGATTGTGCAGGTCCAGTACTTCCAGGATTACTTGTTCCTGCTGCACCTGCTCCACCTCCACCTCCGCCACCGTTTTCACTACCATTGTTATAGTATGATGCACCACCTGGATAACCTTGACCTGAAGTTCCTGATCCGCCACTTGTTGAATAAGAAGCACCTGCTCCTGAGCCTCCAGGCTTTTCGGGACCAACAAAACTTCCGCCACCGCCACCAGTAGAGACTACACCATTAAAACTTGAAACTGAACCTCTTGCTCCATCGGATGTTGTTCCTGCTCCTCCTGCTCCAACAACAACTGGATAGACTGTAGCTCCTGAAACTGGACTTAGTGATTCTGCTGATGCTCCGCCACCTGATGCTTCACCAGGAACTGAGCTACGATAACCACCTGCACCTCCGCCACCTGAACCGTTTCCGTTTGCACCACCTGCTCCGCCACCTGCAACAATCACGTATTGTACTGATGTTGTGTAAGGTGCTGTAGTTAGATTACCACTAGAGTTAAAGGTTGTTATGACTGCTGGTTGTGCAACAGGGGGATTATCTACACCAACTACTCCGCCATTAGAACTAGCCATAATTAGACCTCATTCCATTGCAAATTAGTAGCATCCCATTGGTAATTTGTTTCAACTAAAGGATCGCCAGTAAAAGTTTCACCTAGCCATTTTTGATTGTCTTCATCCCAAGATATATAAACCTGTAAAGAACCTATAGTTGTATGGCTTGGATAAGTGACTGGAGCTTTCCAATCATCATTAGAATCTAAAGCCCAAGAAGGATATGGTTTGAGAGATATAAATTTATTTTTTGAAGCATCAAAAGTATACCCAATACCTGCATATTGTTTTCTAAAATTATTATTATAGGAAGTTTGTTTCCAAGCAGTACCGCCTGTTGAGTGTGGAACGATAGATGCTACAAATGTTTCTGCTTCAGAGGATAATTCTCCTCCGTTAGCATTTACATCCTCATTGGATATTACAACTACTCTTAATACTTCGTTGCTGTTATTAAGTTCTGCAAAATGAGCCATATTTGTACTCCTTATGCGTCATCTAGTTCTTCGTAGTTAATGGTGTAAGTTAAGTCTGAGTTAGCACTTGCACCACCCTCTAGGATATCTCCTTCTTCAAGATAGATACCTGAATTTTTATCTATCAATACTAAGGTAGCATCCGCAGGAACAGAAATAGTTGAAGCGAATAAAACTACTGAACCACCACTTTTAATAACACCCATTGTTACGGTTGCTGCGTTAGTGCCATCAATGTTCGCAACAATAATGCTATTAATTTTAATTAACTTATCACTTGCACAAGTTAATAAATCAGTTGTTACTGTAGTTGTTAAAGCTCCGTTTATACTGTTAGCGTATATCGAAGTTACATTTACTAAATTTGGATTTGCCATTATATTGTCCTAATTTTATCCGAAAACCAAAGCCATTGCTATAGCTTTTCCTGTTGTTGCCACACCTGAACCACCTATACTAAGTGAAGATGCAACATTTAAATCTGTTAAAGCGTCAATCATAGCTCCGCCTGAACCTGCTCCGTCAGAATAAACTACTGAAACCATACCATTAGGTATAGTGACGGTTGCTCCTGAACCTTGTTTGATAATTATGTTTTGAGAACCACTAGTAGCGTTTTCTATAATCCATACTTTTGAAACCGTATTAGGTCCAATCGTAATAGTGCAAGCTGAATCAAGTGTGCCTGTATATTTTAAGAACAAAGCTCGACCTGCATCTGCTGATCCGTCTGCTATTGTTGTCGTATGAGTGTCTGCGTTAGTTGTTATTGCTTCTGTTCCATAACCAAAAGCATCACCTATAAGCTCTAGATTTGTGTTAGTGCTTGTTCCCCAAGTTCCACTCTCGTCCCCTGTGGCGATTTCTTTGAGTCTTAAATCGTTAACGTAAGTTGCCATAATTTGTTCCTATATTGTATATAATAAATCAAAAAGAATAAAGTTTATACCCTATGCTGCAATATCTCTCCAATTAGGTGTTTGACTATCTATAACTGGTGACCACACATTGAGCGTGCTTACACTCGCTGTTGCAGAAACACCTGTTGTTAAAGTGACAGTTGCTCCTGCTCTTGGTGTTAATGTAAGTGGGCATTGTCCAAAAGCCTGTAGAAGTGCTGAAACCCTAATAACATTAGCGGTTCTAGTTGTTGCTGTTCCTAACGCACTTGTTCCTGCTAAACCTGAGCTAATAATAATTGTGGCTTCTGCATCAATTAGTACAGAAACATTGCCTAAAGTAGCAGTGACTCCACTTAAAGCAACTTTTGCATCTGCTTCAGGTGTTACTGTACCTAGAGCAGAAGTTCCCACTTGACTGGCTGGGGTAATGTTTGCTTTACCAGTTACACTAGCTAGAGTTCCTATTGCTGAAGTGGTGGATAATCCTGTTGGAGTAGCGTTTGCGTCAGCGTTGATTGTGACTGAAACTGAGCCTAATGTTGCTGTTACGCCAGCGACTGTAGCAACAGCTTTACCGTTTACACCTACACCACCTAATGCTGAAGTTGCGGAAACACCAGATATTTCTACTGGTACAGCATCTTGACCCCATGTGAGTTGACCCCAAGTGCCTCGACCCCAACCGTTAAGAAAAGCCATTTAAGGCTAGGCGATTCTTATAATCGCTGTTCCAGATGCTGCTGCTGGGAAGACGATTGTAAAGTCTCCAGCGGTTGATGTTTTATCGCCACCAAAGTCAATAGTTGCTACAGATCTATCAGAGTTAGTGTCGTTATAAATCATACATCCTCTAGCAGTAATAGTAGCTGTACCAAATGTTAAATCAGCAAAGTCGGTGAAACCTGTGGTTCCTGAACTTGTTGGATTAATATTGGTTAAAGCTGACCCACCTGAAGTATAGTTAGTACCACTAGCTTGATTAGTTGTGGTAAAAGCAGTTGTGGTAGCTCCCATAGTAGCTGATGAAGTATACAAAGCTAATTTAAAAGAATTACCGCCAGACGCTAAAAAGTTATGTTTAGCTTCTAATAGCTCTTTCTTAAAACTAGTCGTAAGTGTTGATGTAATTGCCATGTTAAAGTTCCTTTAATATTTTAGCTAGGTCTTCGTGACCTTGTTCTTTCAATAGATTACGCATCGTGCATCGTTCACTATTGATCGCCTGCTTTATATAATAAACGATTACGTTGTAAATAGCTAGTTTATACGCTTCAGCTTGTTGTCTTATATGAGGTGCAGCAGTATCACTAATACCACATATTCTATCAGTCAGTTTTTCAGCCCAAAACTCAGGCGGATGACCTCTATTTTGCTGTGTTTCTACTATAATAGAACCAATATCTCCTAACGTTGTGTTATCTATCATTTTAGTACCTTTTAGCCTCTGGTGGACTATCCATCACAGTTCTTACTTCTGTGATATTTTTTAATTGTTCTTCGTGTAAAAGTTTATTGTAGACAGAAAGTTTAATTTGTCTATAATTTTTTTCATCATCAACTACTAGTATATCTGGATCATCAAGTCTATGGTAGCCATAGACTCTTTTTTCTATAGGACAATCTGTGTCAAGTAGCCCTGATCGAGCTGCAACGTTTACAATCATGCCTCGTTCTATACATTTAGATAGCCAAAACTCACAACATGCTTTACCTGCTTCTGCAAAATGTAAGTTACCTCTATAGCTAAAGTCTATACCAAATAAATTTATACTGCCAACTTTATTATATAAAGCAAAAGCAAAAGCAAAAGGCACGGTATTATTTAAGTAAGCACAATCTGCATCCTGTGCAACTTCCTCTAAAGGATAAAGGACTGCAGAAGGGCACCTCTCATCTAGTTCACAAGTGTATATAGGTATATCAGCTACAGGTAACCATCGTCTCATAACATCTGTCTGAGTTCCTGCGTCATCTGTGTCCATAAACCTACTAACTGGATCAAGCATAAACACTCTATCGCATTTAGTAATAGCCCCCATACAATTTATTCCCCAGACTTCATCATAGGTTTTTGAATGTACTAAACTAAGGTGAAAGTCTAATTGACTCTCGCCCATAGCAACTATGGCAATATTCTTGCCCTCGAGTTCTTTTATTCTCATGCTTGTGGTTGTCTCCGTATCTCGTCGTACCTGTATTGGTCTCTAGTTGATTTAGCTTCACCAAGATTTTTTAATCCTAATAAAGCCTCTTGAAACTTCGATTCATATGCTGGTATTGCTTCGTAATTTTTGAGATACGTACATGCTTCGACTAAACTGCCATATAACATAGCATTAGGAGCATTTTCAGACAGCCATGTTGTTTCACTACCTGAAGTGGTAGTAAGTGATGCTGGTCTATAGTAGTAGTGCAGTTCAACCTCGTAGGCTGAATCTGGGGTGGGTGCGACTATAAAAGTATTGTCGTCAAATTCTGCATAATATTTTGGTAGTCCTGTTGTGGACGCATTAGGAGTAAAATCCCTAATGAAAGAAACTTGTTTTAATAGTAAGTAACTATAGTTACTGCTACTGTCTATTACAGCTAAACTAAAAGGTGCTAAATAGTCAGTAGGGCATTCTAGGTATGGTCCTGAAGCTGTTAAGTCACCAACTTGATTTTTTCTAAAATCGTCTAATTGTACATTTTTAAATATACGTTCTTCTGTTGTTGTGATAAACGTGGGTAGGTTAGTAACAAAACTAGACTCTGTGCTTTCCAGGTAGTCTTGTATAGCTGTTTTTAAAGTTGTGTACGTAAAACTCATACTGATACCGTTAATTCACCCACACTACCTGTTAGTGCAGACATATTGTACATAGAACCTATTGTATCACTATTTTGTGCCCACATGATAGGAGAACTTACACCATTACTGTCCTTAGGATTAGAAACTATAACATAACCTTGCCCTGCTGTTGGGGCGGATATAGTAGGTCTTGGTTGATATAAAGCTTCTGGGTCTGCGATATTGTGTGGTGGATCTAATTGAGGGGATTTAGGCTCATAACATTCGCCACAAACTTTAAAGCCAGTCCACTCTTTTCTTAAATCAAGATAAGGTATATCAAAACCACATCGGTCGCATATCGCTCGTGCGTACTTACCTTGAGCATAAGCCATTAATAAAATCTCCTAGCTGGAGTCAACATTAATGATGCTCTATTTCTATCCTCGTCTGCTGCTAGTTTAAAATCTTGTTCGTATTGTTGTTTTAGTAGCCCTGCTTTTTGAGGATTCTTTTTTAAAGCTATGTAGTAGGCTAACCCAC